TTTTAATTTTTTTTGCGTTTTGTAAGATCCATAATAACAATGTAATAACTACCCCCCCCCCCCCCCCGCATTCTGCGTGGGTGGTGAGATCGTGGATTTCGGCTATCCATTCTTCCGGGAACGCCCCGTCATACGAGTTGAGGACCCAGTAGCGGAAGTTTCTGAGCCTGGTTCGATCACTGCACCAACACGCGGTTGGATTTTGGACGCTTTGCTTGAAGATTTTTGCGCAGATTTTTCAAGCCCTGCTTGGATGACATCCTGCTCAAGAAGGTGGCGCATGTGCCCTTGAAGGTTTCGGTGCTGTGATTTTGCTCGGGCTTTTGCAAGCTCTGCCAACTCTTTCGGAACCCGGACTGACACAAATTTGAGGTCTTCTTTTTCCATGTAAACAAACATTTCACCATTGTGAACATGGGCACAACAAATAAATTTTTTTTGTGCACTAAAAAAAATATATTCGCCCGCAAACCCGCATGGAATGGGCATGTCAAGAGAAAAATATGGGGGGAACACCCTACCTCTGTAAAATTTTTTGTTTTACTTTTTGTGCACAAATTTTACAGATTTGTGCACATGCAAACGGCAACAGAAGAGTCAGTGGATACACAACACATCGGATTCCGAATCCCAAATAGCCTCCGCGAAGCAGCTCTGGAGCGGATGCAGGGGAAATACTCAACCTTCAGCGAATACATTCGCGACCTGCTCCGCCGGGATGTTGAAACCAAGGAGGCTTCGAAATGAGCGAGGGGTTTTTTGATCGCTATCCGCAGTGTGCGGAGTTTGCGGAGATTTTTGACTGGCTGCGGTCGCTGGAGGTTTCGGCGGATGTGGCGGCTGAGGTGTCGAGGTCGCTGCTGTGGGCTGGGGGCCGGGCGAAACGCAAGGGGTCGAGTGGCGAGGCCGTGGAGGCAGGGAGAGCGGGTCGTCCTCGGGCGCTCTCGCTTGAGCAGGTGGCGGAGATCCAAGCGGCTCACACGACTTGGGACAAAGCCCAAGGGTCTTTCACCAAGGCGATGGCTACGCGCTTTGGCGTGTCGGAGGACACGGTGCAGAGGGTGGCTAACAAATCAACACAGGAGGAGGAGAAATGAAGCCGGGATATTTGAGACCCGAGGAAGCGGCCCAATACCTCTCAGTCTCACTAAGCACTATCTACAACAAGAAGCGGGCCGGGCTTCTCAAATTCTACAAATTTGGCGGTTCGACACTGCTCAAGGTGAGCGAACTCGACGCGGCTGTTGAGAAGGGGGCCCAGGAATGAAGACGCCACGACTCTACCTGTGTGAGGGCTATGACCCGCTCTTTGGGCCGGTGCGGCACATGATCAAGGCATGCGGGTTTAGCGATGCTCGGACGAAATTTTACCACCTGCATGGCATTCAAGCCCTGCATGTCTCGCTGGAGAGATAATTTTTTATGGAACACGAAGTCGTAATTAGAAACATACAATTCGCGTGGGAGTTTTTCCGCGCTATCGGCCCAGCCGTTGTGCTGGGGGTCGCAACCTACTGGGTCACCACATGGGGGGAGAAGGCACGATGAGCGCTTTTTATGTCACCGACACGGAGGCTCGAAAAATCGGCATGCTTGACATGTTTGGGCCCTACGAGACCCGTGCGGCTGCGGAGGCTTTTATCCGAAAGGATTTTGCTGACTGGTGGGAAGAGTCAGAAACACCGCTGAAAGATCGGGATGAGTCTGCATGTGGGAGTTATCAGATTCTCGAACTGGTGGCCGAGGTGAGGCCGGTCGGCACTGCGGCGCTCAAAGTGAAACTGGTGGAGGAGGCCGCGAAGTGAGCGTGACGCTGGGGATATCTATCGCGCTGCTGACGCTGGGTTCGTGCTTTGCGAGCTACATGCTGGGCCGCGAGTCGATGCGCTCAGACATACGGGATTTCCAAGAGCGGCGGCGCCGCTGGGAAGAATTTGATGACGAGGATTAATTTATGAAACTAAACATCGTAAGCGGTAAAATACAGCGGGCCCAGCGGGTCTGCTTTTATGGGGTCGAGAGCGTGGGCAAGACCACGCTGGCGGCGAGGATGCCAGATCCAGTTTTCTTGGATGTGGAGAAGGGGTCGGCGCACCTGGATGTGCCGCGCCAGGAGGTCAAGACTTGGACTGAACTGCTGGAGGTGGTGAAGGAGTTGGCCTCGGGTAGCTATGGCTACAAGACCGTCGTTTTAGACTCTATCGACTGGGCGGAGCGGCTGAACCATGCCGATCTGTGTGAGCAGAAGAAGATCAAAAGCCTAGAGGAGATTCCCTACGGCAAGGGATTCACCATGGCTGCGGAGCGGATGGCTCGCTTCCTCAATGATTTGGACCGTCTTGTGGATGCGGGCATCCATGTGGTGCTGGTCGGCCATGCTCATGTGAAAAGACAAGAGCCGCCGGATCAGGTGCAGGCATTTGACCGCTACGAGTTGAAGCTCACTAAGCAGGCTTCGCCGTTGGTGAAGGAATGGGTTGACCACCTTTTCTTTCTGAACTTCAAGACCCGTATCGTAGAGAGCGAGTCGGGCAAGGCAAAGGGCCGAGGCGGCAAGGAGCGGGTGCTCTATACCACGCACACAGCGGCCTACGACGCGAAGACTCGTTCGGAGCTGGCGGATGAGTTGCCTCTGGACTTCGCGAGCATCTCCTCGCTCTTCGGAGCGGTGAAGGCTCCGCTGGCGGCTGCGGCTCAAGCCTATGCGGCGGCTCAACCTTTGGAGACCTACCTCGAACCCCATGAGCAGGCTGTGAATGCCTGGCTACTGGCTAAAGGCAAGATCACCGAGGGGCAAACCTGGCGGGATATGCCGCCTGCGCTGCGGGACCAGGTATCGGCGAGGCCGGAGGATTTCCTCCAAGCTGTGGCGAAAGCTGCTGCGTGAGCGTCGAGCGCACATGTCGCGAGGTGCTGGGGGAGGACATTGGGTATTTCCTATTCAAAATCTCCCCCGATGGGGGGATCCAACGCCGGCTGCGATACGAGACCTACTCGCACAGCGACATCCGCGCCTTAGGCCCCTACCTCTCGGTCTCGAGCTGCGATGAGATCAACGCCGCGTGCGACAGGTTCTTAGCCTCCCGAGGAAAAAAGACAGGAAGAGATTACGCAAAACACATCAACAAAAAGCATTATGATATCTAACATCAGACACAGCATGTTGCCGAAGCTGGCGGCTTGCCCGAAATATACCCCGACTCCTGGCGATGCCGGTCCGGCTGCCCAGCGGGGAACCGTAATGGACGAGGCATTTCGTTTGGGGTTGCAGGGCGACCGCACCAAGATCGACGCGCTGCCGGCGGAGGACCGCCCAGCGGTGGAGTGGGCGGTCGCCCTTATGGAGGACTACAAGCGGACGGGCACCATCGAGGCTCGGGAGGAATACTTGGCCATGCACACTCCAGGCATCGCCCATGTGGGCACGGCGGATGCGCTCTGTGAGAAGCTCGGTTGGGTGGCAGATTTGAAGACGGGGCAATTACGCGGATACATGGAGCAGGTCGCAGCCTACTGCTACGCGATGATGCACAAGAACTTTGAGCAGGACTACTGCGCCCATGTGCTCTACTGCGACCAGCAGGTGGTAAAGAGCTACCGATTCACGCTGGAACAGGCCAAGCAAATCGTGGAACGCATTATTGCCGAGCTCAATGACCCCGCAGCGGAGCCTCGGGCGTGCGATTACTGCGGCTGGTGTGCCAATCAAAATTCCTGCCCTGCCGTAGTGAAGCCTGTGGAGGCTGGGTTGGCGATGGTGACTACGCCTGTTACCACGCTCGAAACGATCCTCGGCACCATCATGGATTCGCCTGAGCGGATGGGGGAATTTTTCGCCCAATGGAAGATGGCCGAGAAGCTGGTGGCCGAGCCGGTGGAGAAATTCATGCGGGCTCGCCTCGAGACAGGCGCCGAGATCCCCGGCTGGAAGCTCACCGATGTGAAGGGCCGCGAATATGTGGACATCGAGGGCATCGCTTGGGCCGTGAAGGAGGGGAACGCTCCGCTCGGGCAAGTCATCGAGGTCATGGGCGGGAAGATGACCGGCACCAAATTCCGCGAGTGGGTTTCGGCCATGCTCGGGACGAACCCGCCGGAGGGTCTCATCCGCACCGGCACCAGCAGCAAACAACTTCGCCAGATCAAAGTCACCAAGAGCAAATAATTTCCTCGCCCGGTTGGTGTATACCGACGGCAGGGGCAAAGGGGGGCTGCGCAATCCCAAAAAACGCAGACCAAACAGCTAATAAACAAATATATCATGGATACTGATCAAGAAAATGTAACACAAAATCATACGCCGGAGTTTCTCAACCACCACGGCGTAACTCGGGTTTTCGGCATCAGCCGAAGCTTCGCCTACGACCTCTACAAGCGCGGCCTGATTAAATCCGTCAACATCCGCCAGCGGGGGGCATTGAAGGGCAAGCGCCTTTTCGTGGCCGACTCAATTAGAGCTTATCTGATGAGCAACATCGAAGAACCAAACAAGTAACAAACTAATATATGCCTACATATACAGCAAAAAAACCAGAAGCGCCGCAGAGCGGCAACAAATACCATGTCGAGCCGGGGGTCTATAAGTGTGAAGTTTTCACAGCAGAGGAGAAGACCAGCAAGCCGAAGCCGGACGGCTCGGGGAACAACCCGATGATCGAGCTGACTCTCAAGGTCATGCTGCCGGATGGCAAGACAGGGCCGGAGATCCGCGACTACCTTGTCTTCACCGCAAAAAGCGGATGGAAGATCGACGCCTTCCGTGCCTCCTCGGGCGAGGCGGTGCTCGAGGGCGATGCCGAACTCACCGCAGAATCCTGCGAAGGCCGCGAGGTCGTTGCCATGATCGGCGACAAGCCGGGGGACAAGGAAGGAATTTACTGGAACTTCATCGAATACTACCTCCACGGCGAAGAGCGTGCCGAGTTCCTCTCGGGCAAGGCAGTAGCTCGACCTGTGGCCAAACCTGCGGTGAAAGTCGCTGACGGAGACGACATCCCGTTTTGACCAATGAGAGGTGTTCTGGAGTTCGATCTGCCGCAGGACCAAGCGGAGATGCGTTACGCACAAGCGGGGCTCGACGCCCTGCTGGTGCTTAACGACCTGGATCAAGAGTGCCGGAGCCGTCTCAAGCACGGCGCCGGCGCGTTTGCCGATCTCGATGAGAGCACCATCGAGCGCATCCGCGAATGGGTGAGAGGCGAGTCGGTGCGCAGGAACCTACCGGAGTTGGAATGATTTAAGAAACCAAAAAATATGAAAACCATAAAAGTAAAATGGACGGGCATTCGCCCATTAGTAATGCACAACGGCCTCATGGCGGATCCTACAAATCCGCTGGTGCGCCGTATCAAGGAGATAACCAGCAAGGGCAGCAAAAAATTGACGGATGCAGATTACGAGGAACGCGACAGGCTGGAGTGGGATGCAGGTCTTTATTGGGATACGCAGGACGGGCTAATCATGCCCTCGGACAATATCGAGCGGTGCATTCAACTCGGCGCTCAAAAGTCTCGTATAGGCAAGGATGTGCAAGCGGCGGTGTTTTGCGCAACTCCGCATGCGGTTATCAACCACGCTGGTCCAAAGGATAAAGACAAACTCTATGCGGATCCGCGCTACACCCTGCGAAAAGGCGTGGCAGTGCAAAAGAGCCGCATCATTCGCATCCGCCCGATGATTCCGACTGAGTGGTCTATGACATTCGACATCGAGTTCGACGAAGGAATCGTAAACCCGAAAAACCTTTTTAAAGCCATGGCAGATGCAGGTTCCCTTGTCGGTATCGGTGATTGGCGGCCAAAATTTGGAAGGTTTTTAGTCGAAGAGATTTAATGGGCGAATTTCCCATAGTTCGGCTTGGTTTGGCGATGCGAGGTCTGGCATGGCAAGGCATGGCATGGCCCGGCAAGGCCAGGCATGGCGAGGCTACACACACTGCATCTTACGGGGTGCAGCAGTGTGGCGAGGCTCGGCGGGGCATGGCCTGGCACGGCAAGGCTGGGCGAGGCAAACACACAGCATCCCCACGGGGTGCTGAAGTTTGCTCATAACATAAACAAGGAAAAACACATGGAAAACACAGAAAATAACATGGAAGTCTTACGCCTTCCGCTTTGGAAAAACTGCTTGGACGAAATGTTGCACGCCGGAGTGGAATATGGCGCGACATACAGCGCGGATTTCTTTGAGGAAAGATTGAAATCCAAAAGAGATACAATGACCTATGGGCTTGATATTTCAAAGATTCGAGAAGGGCTTCTTAAATATGGCTTCTTTTTGAGCGGACGCGGCCAGAAGGGCGAGCAATTTGTAATCCTCCAGGCATCGGCAAACTCGTCGGTGATGGAAAATTTCCAAGCGCAGGCCATAAAAGCACTTCGCTCCGGTGTGATTCTTGGCACCAACACTCGCATCGATCTGCTCAACGATGAAGAACGCCGAAAGCACGAAGCCACGCTTGAGAGGTTGGCTGTTCGCACGGCATTGGTCACACGGAAACTGCCTGTGCTTAAAAAGGCACTCAAATCATTGGCGGCTTAACCATGAGATTATTTATAGGAATAGACCCCGGCATCAACGGCGGCATCGCGTTCATCCCAAGCACCGGAAACCCTTGGGCGCACAAGATGCCTGAGACGGACAAGGATTTGATGGAGCTCCTGCGGGATTCCATCAACATCGCCACGCCGAAAGCGCTCATCGAGCTGGTCCATTCCTCGCCGCAAATGGGTGTGAAGTCGGCGTTTACTTTTGGTGAGGGCTACGGCCGTTTGCAGATGGCACTGACGGCGCTTGGCATCCCCTACGAGCGCATCAGGCCCGCCATGTGGCAGAAGGCGATGGGCTGCCTCACCAAAGGAGACAAGAATGTCTCGAAGAGCAGGGCGCAGGAACTTTTCCCCTCCATAAAGGTCACGCATGCCATTGCGGATGCTCTCCTTATAGCCGAGCACAACCGGAGAACAGCGACAATTTAATGCAATACCCTGAGAAAGAGAGCGCCGTCGTCGGCTATATTAGCGTCGCTGGATTCGCCGGCGTGCCGAAGTCGGCGGTCGTGGACCCCGAGGCATTCAGCTCAACACTGAATGGGCTCTACTACGCCGCTGCGCACAGACTTCACCATGCTGGCAAGGCTGTAGTCGGAACGACGATCCTTGAGGCCATCGAGCGGGAACCGTATTGGCTGAAGCTCGCTGAGGCCGAGGCGAAGGCCGCCGGGATGATATCTTGGCAGGACGGCGTTGTGCTGGCGGATACTTCGTTGGCATTCAACCCAGCGGGCGGCGCCATCATTGCCGAATACCTGGCTGACATTTCCTCCGCCTCAAATGCCCGCAAAGCAACCCGAATAGGCCGGAATCTGGCCGATGGTAGCATGCCTGTGGCCGAGGCGCTCGAGGAACTGAAACTCCTGGCAAAGCCAAAGTCGGCCATGGTGGGCGTGGAGATGCACACTTTCGAGCAGCTATGGGAATACAAGGCCGAAGACGACTCCAGCACCTTGGTGGGGAACCGCTGGCTGTGCCGAGGCGGCCAGCTCCTACTCCTCGGGCAGTCGGGCATCGGCAAATCCTCCTACACACTCCAGCAGGCGATGACCTGGGCGCTGGGCATGCCGTTCTTTGGAATGAAGCCTAAGCACAAGCTCAAGTGCCTGCTCGTGCAGGCTGAGAACGATATGGGCGACATGGCCGAGGTGGTTCAAGGGGTCATGTCCTATGTGGTGGCGCAAAGTAAGATGACGCAGCGCGAGGCGGTGGATATCCTGCGGGAGAATGTGATCGTGGCTCGCGTCACAGCACAGACCGGCGAAGCATTTATCGAGGTGATCCGCGAGCTGATCGTCAAGCACGGCCCGTTCGATCTGGTCTACGGGGATCCGCTGCTGTCATTCATCGGCGACGATATTTCCCAACAGGCTGTGGCATCGCACTTCCTGCGCGAGCTCTGCAACCCGCTGGCCTTCGAGCACAACTTTGCATGGGTGTGGTCCCACCACACCGGCAAGCCCCAATCGGACAGCAAGAGCCGGGCGCATTGGAACGCGAACGACTACGCCTACATCGGCCTTGGCTCATCGGAGCTAACGAACTGGGCACGCGCCATCTGTGTGCTCCAGACCACAAAGCACGAAGGAATTTTCAAAATTCTCCTGGCGAAGCGTGGCAACCGCGCCGCTGTAGTAGACGAACACGGCCACCCGACCACGGACATCATCATCAAGCACGCCGACAAGGGACTACACTGGGAAGTCGCAGAACTCCCCGAAGAGACCCAAGAAGAGGGCAAGCCGCAGGGCAAATCGGGGCGCACGCCAAAGATATCTGCCCTCGATGAGGCCGAAATTATTGCCAAGCATGCGATATGGCCGGATGGCGCCCGTGGATTCTACGGCGAGATGATAGCCAAATACGGCGTCTCCCGCGACACCATCGAACGCATACTCAGGCGCTCCAAGAACTCAACCCAAACCCAAAAAGCAGCATGAAAACAAGTGCCGCAAAATTACCGCAGAATTACCGCAGAATAGAAATTATGCGGCACAGGATGACTGCCGCAAAATTAGTGCCGCATAATCCCCCCTTAAAGGGGGGGAATTATTCTGCGGCACTTAATTTTTCGGCGTCGTCATTTCCGTCCTGTAATTGCCGCAAAATAGATTTGTGCGGTAGCACACTATGAACACCCCCAAAAAACAACACGACCCATACATCGGCTGCCAAGCATGCGGCCGCGAATGGCAAGACCACCCAGGCATCACCCACACCTGCCGACTCGCCACCGATCTGGCGACCTACCTCCGCTGGGCCCTCGACCATGTCGAGCCGCCCGAATACTCCCGCGACATCGGCGAACAGGAAGTCTACTGGCAATCCGTCGAAGAAGCCCGGCGACTCGTCGTCGAAGCAAGCAATTGGAAAGCACGCCAACCATGAAACCCAAACGATCCGCCAAACCCGAAACCAAACACAGCATTGCCACCAAGCTGGCCACCGAGTTCCAAGTCTCCGTCCAGACAGCAACCCAGTGGTTCGATGCCGGATGCCCAATGGACTACGAGGAGGCCGTGCAATGGAAGCTCCAGAGGCGTGCACAGGCCGCGATTAAGTCCGAGCAAGGGTCACAGCCCAACAAGCTGGAAAAAGCCCTACAACAGGCCGCAGCGTGCGAAGAAACGGTCAACTGGGATGCCATGTCAACCCAGTTCCGACAGATGTGCGATATCGTCGCCGAGTTTTTCCTGATGGGCATGACGGTCACAACCATCAATACCAAACTCGGTGTCGCCGTGCCTGTCATCAACCGCATCATCGCTAACCATCCAGACACCAAAGAGAAGGAAGCCCAAGCCCGCACCAATCGCCTTCGAGAGATCGCCAGGCTGTCATCCGATGCACTGGTTGACATGCTCGGGAACCCCATGCAACTCGCCAAGATGAAGCCCGCCGAACTCAACTTCATTCTCGGCACCGCTCAAGACAAGCTCAGAGACTCCGAAGGTGCAGCGCAGCTCACCATCAGTATTCACAACAAGATCAATGCATTGTCTTTTGAGGAGTTAATTGCCAGCATCCCCAAACAAGTCGACGCTATCGATGGCGAATATGAGTTCGAGACCCCGTCGGGAACCAGTAGCAGTGCAAGCGTCGCCGTTTCAAAACCTCCGCTCAGTCTCAATAAGAGCACCGAAAACGAGCCCGATTCTGACGCGTCCGAGTAAGTCACTGCAAATCAGCCCAAGCTCACTATCTATTCTAGGTGTTATCAGAACTTATCAACCAATAATCGCCCGACAGGGGGGGGAGGGGGGTCGGTCCGCTGACTCCGCAAAATTACCCCCACTCGTCCAGCCCCCGAAAAATTTTATGAAAAAAACCCAACCTAACAAGCAAGAAACGAAACAAGATCAAGCGCCTATGCCTCCTGAGTGGCCGAGGATGGGCAAGGCCGCGCCTGGGAGGCAACCGCAGAACCCCCGTGTGTTGAGGGTAGACCTCGACGGCGAAGTCGTGAATATGCAGGTGCGGTCGAATACCTATTACCGGGCGAACGAGCCGGTCTTGGTGGGAGTGGACGCCGGAGGTGCGTTGGTGGCAGTGAAGCCGAAGACGAATGCGCTGTTGCATGGGGGGTATGAGGGATGAGCGCCGATTGGGAAACATTTTGCGACAGCAGCTACTTCGACCTCTGGCGGGTGCGCCGAAAAAATGAGCGGGGGTTCAATGATGGATATCACCTACAGAATGGGGAAGAAGCGAAGGCATTGGTCGAGCTGCTGAACCGAGTGGAGCAGGAGCGCGACGAGGGCTACCAAAAAATAACGGATTTGGAAAGCGAGTTACGCGGTGTTGGGTTACTGCGCGACGAGGCGATAAGGCAACTGGAAAACATAAAAGCCAGTTCGATACACACTTGCCACGATCAATGCCAGAGACCTATGTGCGTGTTGAGGCGTGAACGCGACGAGGCGCAAAAAGAACTCTCCTCGATACACCGCTGGATTGATAAAAATCACGCTGATGGTTTTATTGACTCCTTAACCTATTTGCAGAATTTAGAGCGAGTAGCGGATAATTGGTATGATCGTTTAGACCGATTAGAAGTTGACGCTAAGCGATTTGTAAGAGAGCGCGACGAGGCGAGGGAGAAAGCCGCTTCTTGGATTCGCGAATGGAGAGAATTGCGCGAATTATGGCGGACTCTTGACCGAGCGGTAAATAACTTGATGCGAGAACGCGACGAGGCGCGACATAAACTTGAGCTTTGCATGGCAGCAAATAGCGATGTTGCAAGAATAGCGAAAGAGCGCGACGAGGCGCGGAAACACTTGCGCGATGCAAATAGAGGCGCGGAAATAAATGCGCATATAAATCAAAAGTTTGGACAACAGATCATTGATGCGAGGGAGCAAATCAAAGAGCTAATCTATATCGCCGAACGCGCTATTGCGTTGGCTGAAATAGATTTTGAGAACGACAAATTTGGCGTCGTTTCTGAGCTTCGGGATGGGTTGGAGCGGATCAAGGAGGGCGCGAAATGAGCGACACCCCAGAGACGGCGTATGACGAAGTGGAAAAATTGGAAGATAAGGAGGCCACCCTATGACATTTACGCAAACCGCCCATCCACTGCTTCCATTTATCCCGCCGGAGCTTTTCGTTTCCGACTTCGAGGCGGCGAAGACCCTCTTGGCCGAGAGGGAGCGTCGCATTGGATTGGAAAAAGAGGATCCCATCCGCTACGGCTACGAGCCCGAGCACTGGACCAAGGCCGAGAAGATCGCCAAGCGCTACCGCGACCTCTTGGTGCTGGGCGGCAACCGCTCCGGCAAGTCCACTTGGGCAGGAAAAATGGTCGTCCGCACCCTGCTGGAGAAGCCAGCGAGTCGAGTGTGGTGCTTCCAGACCACAAACGACAACAGCATTAGCATGCAGCAGCCGATTGTGTGGAATTTCATGCCCGCCGAGCTGCGAACGGCCAAGCGTAGCAAGATCACCAACATTTCCTACACGCAAAAGAACGGATTTTCCGAAAATACCGCCGTGTTGCCGAACAAATCGCAGGTCTGGTTCCGCAATTACGCCCAGGACATCACGACAATCGAGGGCGGCGAGATCGATCTCGCCTGGTGCGACGAATTAGTGCCCCTTGACTGGCTTGAAACCATCCGATTCCGCCTTCTCGACCGAAATGGCATTCTCCTTGTGACATTTACGCCGATTGAAGGTTATAGCCCCACGGTAAAAAACTATCTCCAAGGCGCCAAAACCCTCGAGGAGTGCGATGCCGAGCTTTTGCCGAGAAAAAACGGGAAAGGATTTGAAAAAGTCCCTGTGGTGCAGGAATGCGTCACTCGCCACGCCGGCATCATCTATTTTCAGACCAAAAACAACCCATGGGCAGGCTACGGCCGCATGAAGACCGAGCTCGCCAAGCAGCCCCGCGAAAAAATCCTCTGCCGCGCCTACGGCGTCCCCGTCAAAGCCGCCGCCACGCGCTTTCCCCGCTTCCGCGAGTCGGTGCATGTCGTCAAAGCCGACCAGATTCCCCAGGAAGGCACGAACTACCTCTTCTGCGACCCCGCTGGCGGAAAAAACTGGTTCATGCTCTGGATCCGAGTGGACGCCGCCGAGCGGGCGTGGGTCTACCGCGAGTGGCCGCAGACCGATACCTACATCGAAGGCGTCGGCTACGCTGGGCCGTGGGCGATCAGCAGCGGCAAGAAAGCCGACGGCGAAGCAGGTGAAGGGCAAAAATCCTTCGGCTTCGGCCTGCTCGCCTACAAGGCCGAGATCGAGCGCATGGAAGCCCACGACAAGGTCAAGATTTTTGAGCGCTGGATAGACTCAAGGTATGCGAACACCACCGTCGCCGGCACCCGCGAGCAATCCACCACCCTCCTCGAGGAGCTCGAAGATGTCGGCATGTCCTTCCGATCCTGTCCCGGCGAGAACATCGAGGAAGGTGTCGGCCTCATCAACAACGCACTCTACTATGACGAAGAAGCACCCATCGACCACACCAACGCGCCTCGGCTCTATATCTCCGAGTGCTGCACCAACACCATCTGGGCCCTCAAGGAGTGGACCGGCACCGACGGCCAGAAAGGCGCCAGCAAAGACCCCATCGACTGCCTCCGCTACCTCCTCACTTCTGGAGTCGGCAATGTGGAAGGAGGGCGGCTCCATGTTACCGGAGGAGGTGCCTATTAAACGCCGCACGCTCCGCAAGCGCGATGTCATGGACCTCCTCGGCATCAGCGATCAAACCTACAGAACCTACATCGAGGTCGGCCTCCTGCACCCGATCCCCGCGCCCCGGCAGAAACGCCACAGCTTTTCACTCCCTGACATCATCAAAAAATTCCAACTCGCCTGACCTATGATCACCCTAAAAAAAACCACCCGCTACATGCTGCCAGACCGGCTTGACGAAGACGACATGACGACCGCGCTGTGCATGCCCGGCAGCAAGCCCCTCGTCGTGCAGGCCGTCCTCCAAGTCCTACGCGACCACATCGACGACGCCGTCGAATTAGTCGGCAGCATCAAGACCGCTACCGAGCACGGCCAGCTCGCCCATTGCGCCGGTGCCCTCGACGCCCTGCGCGGCTTTGAGTCCGACCTCCTCCAGCGCATCGACGAAGCGAGCAAGAAGATGTAGAAAACTTTTCGGCGGTCATTGAGGGCATGCCGTCTCGCCGTTCCCAGTGGGTAAGCGAGGCGACCATGAGCGACCTGAGCCGTCGGACCTTTTTTAGCCAAGCGAACCGTTAAGTAATCCTTAGCTGTTCGCTTTTTTGTGCTGATATCTGCTGATCGGCGTTGATTCATGTTGATCTGGGTGCGGCTCTATAGATTTCCAGAAAAATGTCGTCATTCTGAATTTCAACGAGCCCCTGTGCCGCTCGACCCAGAAGGCACTGACCCACTTGGTTGGATTACCATGACGACAGACACCACAGACACCCCAATGACGCTCTCCGACATTGCAGCCGAAATCGGCTTCGATCTCGAGGAGATAACCCCGCAGGAACAACCCGCCGCAGAGGAGACCGAAGCCGCGCCAGAAGCGCAGCCAGAGGCCACCGAGACGGAGGACGCCTCAGCGGAAACTGATCTTTCACAGGATACCGACAAAGAAACTGACGACGACAGCGACGCCGAGTCCGAAGAGGACAAAGACGACGCCGAGCCCGAAGAGGAAAAGAACCCCGTCCCCGAGAAGCTCCTCAAACGCATCGACAGAATAACGGCCAAGCGCCGCGAGGCCGAAGAACGCGCCGAGACTCTCGAGAGCGAGGTCAGCGAGCTGCGAGCCAAACTCGACGCCACCGTTCCTATCCAAGTTACACCCACCGCGAGCGACCCGCTCGCCGATGTGGAAACGCCCGAGCAACTCGAAGACCGAGTTGCCACCGCGAAGAAAATCCGCGCTTGGGCGATCAAAAATTTGGAAGGCGGCACCGTCCAGAATGCCGCCGGCGAGGATGTCTACTACGAGCCCTCCCAGGTTCGTGAATACCTCGCCACCGCCGACGAGCTCCTCACCGAGCACGCCCCCAAGCGCAAGGAATGGATCTCGCAGCGCAGCATGGTCCTCACCGAAGCCAAGGCCGTCTACCCGGCACTCTTCAAAGCAGGCACCCAAGAGCACGAAAGCCTCTTGGCCACCATTAAAGCCCATCCCTACCTCAAAAATCTCCCCCAACTCGAGATGATCGTAGGCGACGCGATGGAGGGCATGAAGCTCCGCTTCGCCCGTGCCGAGGCCGCCCAGAAAAAAGCCGCAGCGTCCAAGACCGAGTCGAAATCCCCCGTGAAAGCCAGCAACCCGCCAAGCCCTGCCAAAGGTGCCCGAGTGCCCGCCCAAGACATAGCGAACCGCGAAGGTGCAAAAAACCTGTTCTCTCGAGGATCCTCGCTCAAGACCGACGACATCGCGGCGTTCCTTGAAGGAGCGCTCTAACCCCCCAAATCCAAACCAACACCCCCCTTAACACAATGCCCGCAACACTCATCACCTCCCAAACTGGCATCCGCCAGGACCTCTCCGACCTCATCGCGGTCGTAGACGCCAAATCATGCCCCGTAGTTTCAATGGCGAAGAAGGGCTCCGAGCCTATTTCACCATTGACACAGTGGCAAGCCGACGCCTTCGGCGCTCCAGCACTCGCCGGTGTGCTCTCCAACTCGGATGTTTCCGCTTCCGACTTTGAAGACCAAGCCGCGAATCGCGTGCTCCTCTCGGCCCGCATCCAGAAGTTCCGCCGCGTTCCATCTGTGGACGATCTGGCCCAGCATGTCTCCGAAGTTGCCGGCATCGGCAAGAAAAAGGAAATGGCCCGCGCCGTCAGCAAATCCCTCGAGATGCTCAAGCGCGACATGGAAGCCACCTTCTGCTCGGACCAAGAATCCCGCGAGCAATCCGGCTCCAACGCATACCTCACCCGTGGCCTTGGCAAGTGGATCCAGAACGGCGCTCAGTCCGACCTCCCAGTCAACGCCAACTACCGCACGCCAACTGGCTCGGTCAACGCGACAGCGACAGCAAGCCTCACCGAAAACAACATCCAGGACATGCTTCAGAGCATCTACTCCCAGACCGGCAAGGTTTCGACCTACAGCCTCGTCTGCGGACCGACGCTCAAGCGCCAGTTCACATCCTTCACGAGAACGCAGTTTGCTTCGACGAATGTCGCCAGCGCCATCCGCGTGTTGAACCAGAAGGACGAGAACAAAATCGTTTCGACGGTGGATATCTTCGAGGGCGACTTCGGCACTCTCGAGCTCATCCCATCGCTCTTCCTGGCCGCTGACGCGACCACCAACGCAGCCGCTGTGCAGAACGGCCGTGGCTATGTCCTCGACATGGACATGGTCGAGCTCCGCTACAACCGCAAGCCCCGCTTCCAAGAACTGGAAGACCGTGGCGGTGGTCCACGCGGCATCGTGGACGCGATCTGCGCCCTCTGCGTCAAGAGCCCTCTGGCTCTCGGCAAGTTCGCACCGACTGCCTAATACAGCCTCCCCCGCATAGGCCCTACGGAGGGGCGCTCACCACCCTCCAGATTAAAACTGAGCGCCCCTCCCAATGCGGGACAAATTTCTAAATGTCCGACCTCGCAGTAGAACTCGAAGCCGATCTTGGTGACCTCGCCCCGCTGGTCACTGAGGAACTCCGCACCGGCTGGCACGCCTCCATGGTGAATGCCGAGATGCGCCAACAGCGCATCAAAGCCGCCAGCGACCGAATCGCCGCAGCCCGCAGCACGGTGGACGGCATCGGCCAGCACACCATGAGTGTCGATTTCGATTCCTACATCTACTGGAACAACCTCTACCCCGGTTGCTGGAAGGACAAAGGATTCCGCGAGGAATTCAAAAAGGCCAACCCCCACACCGTCGTCACCACCACCGCCAAGCCGACAGTCGTCGTCCAATGAAATCCTCCGCCATCTCAGAAATCATCGACCTCGTCGAAGAAGCGGAGACAGACGCCGCCAACTATTGGTCGCGCAAAAATCTCAACTACAACCAGCGTTTCTGCCTCTGGCCAGGACAAGACGACACCGGCCGCAAATACTCGTCGAACCTCGGCAAAAACGCTTTCCCCTGGGATGGCGCCTCCGACTCCCGAATCCGGCTTTCCGACATGCTCATCAACGAGCGTGTGCGGTTGATGAAAAACTCCTTCACCCGCGCCCGTCTCGCTGTGATGCCCACCGAGACCACCGACATCATGGCCGGCCGCAAAGTCGAGACCGTCATCCAGTGGCTCCTCAATTCCCACTGCGCCGCCATGACCAAGCGCGAGGTCGAACTCGCCGCAAACATCCGTGAGACTTACGGCCTCGCCGTCATGGGCGTCTTCTGGCGCCGCACCACTCGCAACGAAAAACTCACCTTCACGCTCGAGTCCCTCCAGATGCAATACATGGAGACCGGCGACCCCCAGCTCGCCATGATGATCGAGGCCATCCTCGACCCCACGCAGGAAGAAGCCGTCGCCCGCGAGATGGATCTCCTGCTCCCAGGCCAAGGCACCGCAGCCAATGTCCGCAAGCTCCGCGAGACCGGCGCGTTTGAATACGACTCTCCTTACATTTTTGAGAACCTCCCCGATTGGCAAGCCTACGAGCCGTGGGAGGACATCATCTTCCCGCCCTCCACCTACGACCTCCAGCGGGCACCCTTCATCGCCTGCCGCGAACTCCTCCGCGAGGACGAGCTCCGCGAGCGCGAAGTCACCGAAGACTACGACCCACGCTGGATCGAAGAAGCCATCAAACACAAAGGCATCTCCCGTCGCACCGGCCGCAACATGTATCGCATCACCGATACATTCCTGCTCTCCGACGACCGAGACATGATTGAGGTCTGGCGCGTTTATCAGAAGAAGTGGAACGAAAAGATCGGCGCCATGGAGGTCATCTGCACCCACATCCAGCCCAGCGTCGTGGACCGTGTCGCCAAGTCCGAGGCCATGGGCTACGAGCACGGCCAATATCCCTTCATCGAGCTACCCCTCGAGCGCACCAGCCGCCCCCTCATCGAGGCCCGAGGCGTGCCCGAGCTCGTCGCCAGCCAGCAGAGCGAGATCAAGGTGCAACGCGATTACCGTAGTGATCGCGCCTCACTGACCATCCTCCCTCCCCTCAAAATCCCGGCTTCGAGAGGAAAAATGGAAATTGTCCTCGGCCCTGCCAAGCTCCTCCCAGAGCGTCGCCCCGGCGAATTCCAATGGATGGCCCCGCCTGTGAATGACATGGGCACCATCGAAATCGAAGCCGCCACCCGCCGCGATGTGGACGAGTATTTCGGCATTCCCCGCGCCGACATGGCCCCGCAGCGTGCTCTCCTCGCCCAGCAGGATCTGGTCGATACCTGGCTTGCCGACATGGCCCTCATCCTCGGCCAGACCTTCCAACTCTGTCAGCAATACCTCGACGACATCCAATTCGTGCGAGTCGCCGGCGGACTGCCCACCTCCTTCCGCGCCAGCCGCCAGGATATCCAGGGCAAATACGATCTCCGCCTTGACTTCGACGCCCGAACGCTCGACTCCGAGGCGCTCAAGATCAAGCTGCAAGGGCTCACCCAGCTCATCCCCCTCGACACGCAAGGCGTCATCGACCGCGCCGGTCTCGTCAAATTCCTCTTCGGCTCTATTGACCCCAATCTCTCCGAGCTCCTCATCCGCGACGCCGAGGCCGCCAGCCAGCAAGAGATCGACGACGAGCAAGTCCAGTTCACGAAAATCGCCGCCGGCACCGAGCCGCCTCTCAAAGGCGAAGGCCAAAACTTCCAGCTCCGTTTGCAGACGCTGCAAAACATCATCCAGAGCAACCCGGCCATCCAGCAGCGCCTCCAGCAGGATCAAATCTTCGCCGCCATGCTCAACGCCCGCATGGAATCCTTCGCTTTCCAAGTCCAACAACAACAAAACGCCCAAATCGGCCGCGTCGGCGCCCAACCCGGCCTGCAAAAAGTCGCCGAAGAAATGCAAGGAGGCGCACAATGAAGGCCACCCCCTACCGCACCGTCCGCGATGGCGTGATTTCCCGCATGGGCATCGACCCCGACCAGCCGCTCATGGCCTCGCAGGCCACGGCGCTGGCGGAGTATCTCACCACCGCTGCCGCCACCGCTTGGACATTCTTTGATTGGCCCGAGGTTTATTTGACCGAGGCCCGCACGCCGGTGGGCGAGGGCTACGCGCCGGGGCTTTATACCTACGAGAGCGATTATGTCGGCACGACCTCCTACATCGGCCGCGCCTTGCAGGGATCGCAATTTGCGGACCCTGTGTGGCGCATCAAGCGCGTCACCACGACCGCAGCGGGCGATATGCTGAATATCGACACCGCCGTGGATGTCGCGTGGAACGACCGCACGACCGCGACCTACATCGAGACGAGCACGAATGCTCCTGCCGAGGAGTTCATCCCTTACATCCCGCTGCTGGCTCCAGGCATGAAGGCCATTGGGAATGTGCTGAAGGTTTATGACATCAAGCCCGACGAGGGCCGCATCACGCTGTCGCTGGATTTCGTCGTCACCGAAGACCGCATCCTCATTACCGATACGGACTACATCTCCGGCCAAGTCTGGGTCGAGTTCTCGTTGCCGCAGCCCCGCTTCACAGCGACCGCTTTCAATGCCTCCGCCGCTTACGCAGCGGGCGATCTCGTTTACTACAACACCACCGGAGATTGCTACGAGGCCATCGCTGACACCACCGGCAATCTCCCGACGAATGAGGAGTTCTGGCTACGCCATCGCATCCCGGCATTCCTCGCCGACTACCTCAAGTTTTACGCACTCGCTGAAACGCTTTCCGAGGACGGCCAGATGGACAAGGCCAACTACCAGTTCTCCCGCGCCGAAGGCATCCTGCAACAACGCATGGACGACGCCTGGCTGCGCAAAGGCGAGGTGCGCCGCTACTCCGCCAGCTTCCAATAACCACCCCCTTGACACCCTCTCCCATAATAAAAATAACGACATGAACCCCACCGTCCAAATCGCCGCACGCAACACCGATGGCATTGTCCAGCCCGTCCAAGCCACACCAGATGGGGCTCTGCGGGTGAGCACAGGTTTTCCGACTCCTGCTTACACCAAGTATGAAAATGTTCGTTTCACATCCCCCGCGACGAACAACACAAGCTATGTCGATTTCACTTTCAACGGCACCTCGGTAGCCCGAATCGTGAATACCTATTTCGGAGCCAATCCCCCCACGGCCGACAATGCGGAGATCCGCAGCGTCGAGATCAAATTCCCGCCCTACGCGTAAATGTCGCAGGTTTTTTTCAATCCCTTTTCCGGCGCAGCGCAGAATATCGCCATTCCGCAGCTCGACTCCTCGGGCCAAATCTCCGGCGCGATGATCCCCGACGACTTTGACGATGTGCAGCGCTTCGACTCCGTGGCCGATTTCCCGAACCCCGGCACCGTCGCCCGCATTTACTTTCCCGCAGATACCAACATCCCGCACCGCTGGGATGTGGACACCCTTTCCTACAAGCCCATCTCGTCCGACACGGACGGCGGTGAGTTTTAGGACTAACCCCGCAGTAACAACCCCAAATACCCCCAAAACATCATGGCTAATACCCTACGCATTAAACGCAGACTCACAGGTGCCTCCGGCGCCCCTACCGGCCTCGCTCTCGGCGAGTTGGCCCATAGCTTCGTTGACGACAAACTCTGGATCGGCAATGGCTCGAGCTCAGTTGTCATCGGCGGCGAAGGCCACTTCGCTACCAACGCCGACCTCGCATCCGAAGTCTCGACGCTGAACTCCAGCATCAGCTCCGAAAACTCCCGCGCCGTCGCAGCGGAGCAAGCCCTCGGATCACGCATTGATTCGGTCCTCTCAAACACCACACAAGGATCGCTTGATTCGTTGACGGAGGTCGTGAGCGCCTTCCAAAGCGCAGACTCCAGCCTCAACGGAGCGATAACCACCCTCGCCAATAGCGCCTCCAGCGCTCTCAGCTCGGCCGTGGCGACACTCGAAGCAGCCGACAGCGCCCTCGACGGACGCCTCGACACCGCAGAGAGCGACATCAACGCGCTTGAGAGCCGCGCCACGACCATCGAAGGCGACGCCTCTGCTCTGGCCGCACGCGTCACCACAGCCGAAGGCGACATCGACGCCATCGAGTCAGCAGCCACAGCCCTTGCAGGCCGTGTGTCAACTGCCGAAGGTGACATCAACTCCATCGAATCCGCAGCGACAGCCCTCACAGGCCGCGTCTCCACTTTGGAGACCACCGCAGCAGGACTCGGCACGATGTCCACGCAGAATGCCAACAATGTCGCCATCACCGGCGGCAGCATCGACGGCATCAGCTTCGACGGCGGCAGCTTCTAAGCTCCCCTCCCTCCCCACAGCGGTGGCGCGGTTCCAGTCCGCGCCATCGCTCCACGGGGCCCCTGCTTAAAACTTAATCCTTAAAACTTAAAACTTCCCCAATGGCCACGGTCTTCAAGCTGCTCCGCTCCACGGTTCCCGGCCGAGTCCCCACCGCCGCGCAAGTGGCCCAAGGCTCCCTCGCCCTCAACCTCGCCGACCGGCGCTTGTATTCCAAGGACCACACCAACGAAGTTTTCAGAATAGCCCGTCCCCGCGACCCCTCGGACTACCAACTCCTGCACGCTGCGGACGGCAACCACCTCTACCTCGGCCGCCTCGCTTGGGCAGACTACCCCGCCTCAGGCCCCGCCGAGGACTCCACCGCCTGGACCATCTACCGAATCACCACCGACGCCGCAGGCAATGTCGTCGCGGAGCAATCCGCCACCGGCGCGTGGTCGAACAAAACCCAACTCCAATTTTCTTAAAACATCAAACCCACCACCACCATGACAGCATCCACTCCACTCCAAATCGACGGCAAAACCTACGACCGCTACTCGCTGAACCTCGCCATCACCGGCAAATACAACGCCGATGGCAGCACGGACGCCAATGTCGCCATGCGCCTCGTCCCGACCCGAATCGAGAACGGCGAGGTCATCACCGCAGACGCCAACGCCATCGGCATCTCGCTCGGCACGCTCGCCGGATCGGACGAAGCCACACAGCAAGCCGTAGGCGCGA